ATGGCTAAAGTAGCATCCCTTGTACGGTACGCAAATCTACCGGGTCACGGCTGGCGTCGTGGCACCCTCATTCAATCCAAGAACGGTCGCATAAAGGATGGCTGGATGCTCTACAACGGCACTGAGTTCGAGTGCCCGGATGGAACCTACCAGATTCGCCAGTACGACGGTGGCAAAGCGAAGTACACCAGCGTCGGCAACGACCTCGAACAGGCTCAGGCGGTACTCGACCAGCTTCAGGCGAAGGTACAGTACCAAGAGCTTGAAGTTAAGCTTGGGGTAAAGCTGCCCAACACTCCAAAAGCCCCGGTGAAGACGCTGACCACCCTCCGTGAGGCGTTCACCAAGAAATATGCTCACGGCTCCTCCGACACCATCTACAACTACACCGAAATCCCCAAGGAGTTCGTGAAGCTGATGACGGCTGCGGAGAAGACCACGCCCGACCAGTTGACCGAGGACGATGTGATTGCCTTCGACCGCCACTTGGAGTCGCTCGGCAACTCGAAGACGACCCGCTCCGGTCGCTACGTCACCCTCCGCTGCTTCCTCCGCTACTGCGGTCTCGACCTCCAGAAACTCATCAGCCCGGAGTGGAACCTGAAGCTGAAGAAGAAGCCGAAGCTCGAAGTCGAGAACTACTCCGAGGAGGAGTTGACCAAGTTGTACGCTGCCTCGTCCGAGCGTCACCGCCTCATCTGGATGACCTACCGAATGCTCGGTCTGCGTGAGGAAGAGTTGGCGTTCGCCGAGTGGGCTGACGTGGACTTGGAGAATGGCATCTGGACGGTTCGCTTCAAGCCAAAGGGCAGCTACGATTGGAACCCCGAACTGGAGTGGAAGTCGAAGGACTCCGAAGAGCGTGACATCCCGATTCCGGCGAAGCTGCTGGACGAACTCAAAGCTCTGCGGAAGTACAACAAGTCCGCTCGTTTCGTGTTTCCCACCCGTGGCGGTCGTCCGGACATCAAGCTGTTAAAGGCACTGAAGAGCGACTGGCGTGAAGCAGGTCTCAACTGCGGCCACTGCCGTGGATGCGTTGAGCGTGGCGAGTGCTCGAAGGCGAAGATTAAGACTTTCAGAAGCACCTACCTGACCACGATGCTTCGCCACTGCAAGTCGAGCCGTGACGTACAACGTCTGGCTGGTCACTCCTCGCTGACCACGACGGAGCGTTACCTTCGTCCTGCTGGGATGGAGAGCCTACAGGCAGCAGCGAACGCTGCCTTCGCCTAGAACTGACGGGAGCGTAACCACTCGGCGGTTGTCTTCGGGTTTAACCGAATGCAGCCGCCGATTCTTATTGCGGGGAGTTTCTTCTTGGATACGTAACGGTACAGGGTCTTAGTTGAGACCTGTGTGATGTCGGAAAGCTCCTCTACCGTGAGGCACCGACCCCAACCCTCGACCTTTTCAATGATGTCCACACCTATGTAATACCGAAGGAAAGGTGATTTTGGCCGGAATAAAAATGGGGGCGGTCATGTCAGCCGCCCCACTTAGGAGAAACAGAAGATTTACACGTTCTGTCTACCTATGGGTTCGGTAGTTGTTTTCTTACGCTGAATATTTTTCAGGGTGTATACTCCGGGCTTATGAACCTCGACCAAATAGTAAGTGAACTCCAGAAGGAGAGGCAGAGGATTGACGCTGCCCTCAAAGCGTTAACGGGTGGTACCGCGTCGGCTCCGACGAAGAAGGGGGGGTATGTCGGAGGCGACTCGGGAGAAGCTCCGCAAGATAGCAAAGGCCAGATGGGCGGAGCGGAAGAAAGCAGCCAAGGGGAAGAAGGGAGCTAAGCTCCCTTCGTTGTCCTCACTTGCCAGCCACAGCCCCTCCAGTTCAATCACCTGCATGTCGGCGGGTGCTTTGATGCTCCGCATACATTCAATGGCGAAACGACAGCGGCTGTTGTAGTCCATGTACGGGCTGGGCTTCCCTACCCGCTTTACTCTAGTCCGTTGCTTTGGTGAATCTTCCATTTTCATCCCTCTTCCACTTCTTGGTTCGTTTCAGGCTTACCTTCAGGTCGTTCCATGTCCGCTTGGCAGACTTGGACATCTTCTTCCGGGTCTCCGGCTTGTGCTTCTTCCCCTTCCAGTCGCCTCGTGGGCCGGAGAACGGGTGTTTACCTCTCGCTCGTCCTCCGGCACTACGGGAGCATCGGTAGGAGCAGAAGCGTCCTGAGCCAAACTTCCCGTAGTGCCACATCCGGCACTTGGGGTTCTCGCATGGACGACCGTTATGCATTCATCCACGCTTCGAGGCATTTGTAGATGTACTTCTTGCCTGTGTCGTACATCTCGTCGGTCATACCCTTCTCGCCCTTCTCGTACAGGGCTTCGAGCTTCTCAAGCTCCTTCTGTACCTGTGAGGGTGACATCGGCTTAATCGGGTGGGCTTCCGGCTTTGGTTCTTCCGGCTTGGTCACCTTGATAGGGGCGAGACCACGGGTGGTGGCACAGAGGACAGCGGAACCACTGCGAATCTCCCCGGTGGGTTCCACCAGTCCGAACTTCTTCAACTCGGTGCCACGACCGCTGACGGTGTTGAAGGGCACGCCCATCATTTGGGCGACTTCCTTCATCGACAAACCGTTGTGCTCGATGATGAGGTTGAGCACCTGACTACGCTGCTGCTCACGGTCTTGCATGTTGCGACGATTGGCAGCACGGCTCTGCTCATTGCCTTGGTGCTTGTTACTGCATGGGTCAATAATCTTTTCAATCAGAGTATTCATTCTGAGTCTCCTCGTTATCTCGTGACCAGTTCACGGAGACCCTTCAATCAGTTCGGTTAATCCACCAACTCCGTCACAGCGAAGCGACGGTAGCCGATGAGGAACACTTTGTTGGTTTCTTCCAGACGCTGAAGACAGGTATGAACGGTTCGGAGTGGAATGTTCAACTGTGCGGAGATGTGGATACAGGCGGTCTCAACGAACCCATCGCCATCGGCGTGGGACTTGAACCACTCGTATACCTTCATGTCGTTACTGTTCATGGCTCACCTTCTTGGCGGCTGGGGAACCACTGCCACGGGGACGGCTGCACCCGTGCTCCTTGGCGATGCGTGCCACCTGTGTGGGGTTGAGACCAAGCTTGTAACCGATTTCCGTATAGCTCTGGTTCGGGAACGCCTTGATGTGGTTGACCACCATTGCTGCGAAGTCATCCTTCAGGCGTTTAAGCTCGGCGTTAAGTTTTTCCTTGCGGGTCATCTAGTTCACCTCGGTGTTGTCGTCATCCACATCAATCATGTAGTCGGGGTCGATGACGAACTGGTAGCGGGACAGGTTGTTGGTGTGGTTGGACTCGGAATCCATCAGGGTCAGGATGTCCTCTTGCGAATAGTTGCTCATAGTTTGCTTCTCCTAAGGAGGGCGTTCACACCCTCTCTACCTATGGGTGTGATATTGCAAACTTTGCACATTCATTAGCGATGGGATTTTTCGGGTTTAGCTTATCGGCGTATGCCAGCCAATACAGAACCCTTAGGTATGAAGCGAATGAGCCATGAGCAACGCCGGAAGCGTCGGATGGAGGTGCTGAAACTCCTCAAGGCTGGTGTGCCTATTGACGACGTTGCCAAGAAGTTCGGCCTGTCTCCGGGCTACATCCGTGTGGTAATCCGTGACCCGCACATCAAACGTGTTCGCAAGCCGTGGAACAAAGCTAACGCTAAGAAGTACACCGACGAACAACGGGAGCAGAACCTGAAGGACGCTCGTGATAAGTTCGATGAATGGCGTGCCAAACACCTGAAGACCTGTGCCGACCTGCCGGGTGGTGAATGCTGCCCGTCCTGCCATGATGACCAAGGACTCTACCTGCTCGAAGTGAAGGGTATGTGCTGGTACATCTGCTGCGAGAAGCTCCACGCCAACTACGAGAAGCTTGGGTACAAGACGAAGACAATTCTGTACAGCCACGCAACCTGCTTCTAAAAGTAAGAGCCGGGTGGAGAAAGAGTTAAGCCACCCGGCTCTTAGTGTGTGATGGGTGTACCGACTATAGGCTTAGCGGAATGAGGAACCCACCACCCTCGTCAGGAGCACCGTTCTTGAACGTGAACCACGGTAGCGGAGGCTGGAGCTTTCGTTGCCCAATGGTAGGCACCGTCACGTTATCCGCCCTGACATCTTGTTGTGGGTTCGGATTGAGCGTCGGATTCCGCTCCCTCATCCTTACGGGTAGAGGCACCCACATAACTTGTTTGCAGCGAACTTCCGGACTATCGCTGCGGGTCTCGGTGTGGAAAGGTTATGGTCTGTTTTCCTCCGGAACCGAGGTACAAATAAGAACCCGGTATTTCAAATACCTCGCGCTACCTGATTTTTGGGTATTAGCTATACATGACCCCAGAAGACGCCTTCAGAGCCTCCCTGAGCCGCTACCACGAACGGGTGAGGGTCTCGGGTACCCGGAAGCCTCCGCTGCCTCCTATAAGCGAATCTAGGCGGCTACAAGCCAACCTAGAGCACGACCTCAAGTACGCTAACGACCCGTGGTTCCGGCTTGAGCTACTGAAGCTTTCTTCCTCTTCGGAAGCCGACCAACTATAGCCATGCGGTCACGCCACTTCTGCACCTCCTCCGGGTGCTTGCGGCGTTCCGCCCACATCCGCTGGGAAGCCTCACGAATCTTCTGCAACGCCTCCTCGGTCTGTTTCCTAGGCCCGTTGCGTGTCCACGGGTTGGAATAGGCACGGGCACACTTCTTGTTGCAGAAGCGACCGGAACCATAGGTCTTGAGCATGGGTTTATGGCAGCGTTCGCAGATGCCCGGTTTGGCGTACTCGGAGAGCGGGATACGGGATGGGGTAATGGCCATACAAACTAATACTGAGAATTTCAAAATAATTCCGGCCAAAATCGACCCGCCCCCGGTATTACATAGGTGTACACCCAATGTACAATCTCGTTAGCCACCCCGGCTCAGAGTGTAGAGCCGGGGTTTTTTACTTGGCTCGGCTTTGCTAGAATCTACTCGCAATGCTCACCTTCAGAGAATGGGTTCAAGACTGACGCCTTGTGTGGTAATCAGCCACTCGCCTACTTTGGTGATGGGCTTACTCATCTTCATTCTCCTCGGGAACTTCTCCCAGTAATTCTGCGAAAATCCAATCTATCGCTTCGTCCAGTTGCTCTTGATGGGGTAGAGACCCCATTGCGGCATCGGTTCAAACTTGCGGGTCTCGGTCATAACGCATCCACCTCGGGGTCGAACGTCCGCTTAGGCTCATCCAACTCGTCTTCCTCGACCTCAAACACCTTGCGGGTGACTTTACGAGCGGAGGTCGGCATCGGCGTCGGAATATCAACCTCATCAACAGCGGGAGCTTTGGACTTCTTCTTGAGGTTGGACAAGGCTTCGATGGCGGCTACCTGCTCAGGCGTATACCCGGCGAGGACGCAGCAACGCTCCCAGTTCAGGTGGTAGCGGTTGGATACGGTACGGGAACCCGGCTCCTTCTCCAACAGGCGGAGCTTAATCAGGACGGTGACGGCATCAATCGCTTGCGACTTGGAGGGCAAGGCGGCATCCCGCTGGATACGCTGGTAGGACGGCCAGCAGACGTTCTCTTCGTTCAGGCGATGGGCGATGGCGGTCAGCACCTGCTTCTCGGTGCAGCCGAAGACAAGCTCTTCCTCGTCTACCGTCTCCTTGAAGCGGGGCATGGCGAACACGACATCAGTGAATCGGTTGGCCATAGTCTTACTCCTGCTCCGGCTTGTCTTCGACCAGCTTGGCGAGGAGGGCCTCGCTCAGGACATAACGCTCACGACGACGGATGCCGTACTTCAAGGCGATACGGCTCACGGTGGGCACGGAGATGCCGAGCTTGTCGGCGATGCTCTTGTAGGTCATGTCAGGGTGAGCCTTGATGTACTCAGCCAGACGGCGGTGGACTTCTTCGATGTTCATTCTCTGTGTCTCCTAGTTACTTCTCTCGTGTCTAATGAATGAGCAGGAAGTCCGGAAACACTTACGCCAGTTATCGGAGGGATTTTTCAAAAGCACATCTTGTGGTAGCTATACACTACCACTAGGTGTTGTGGTAGCTATTTACTACCGGGGTGGTAGCTGGGGACTACCACGTGGTAGCTATTTACGACCACGTAGTAGCTATTGACTACCACGTGGTAGCTATTTACTACCGGGGTGGTAGTGCGGGGCTACTCTAATACTAAATAGAACACATCATTGAACACGTCATGGAATACATCAGGGAATACGTCATGAAGTTTGTAGGGAAAGGCCAGCCAGCTACAACTTGACTGAGAAGGTACTTGAAGGCGCGTATGGGGTTTCCCGTGATGGAAGGCGAGCGTTAGCGAGCGGGGAGAGAACGGCAGTTCCGGTGGTAGTAAATAGCTACCACCTACCCTAAGGACGAAGCTCACGGTCACCACGCTGAAGGGCGGAGCCGAGGTAGCAAGGTAGGTGAGGTGTGAGGCCCGTGGGACGGCGAGCGAAGCGAGCCGGGTAGGAGGGTGGTAGCTATTTACTACCGTCACCACCGCACCTAAATTATTTTGGCGTCGAGTGTGTCAATAGAGACACACTTTTGTGTCCGCCCGTCCACAAGCGGTGGAGAACGCCCTCCGGTCGCAGCTACGCTGCCTTGGCGGTGCCTCGGAGACCGGGCGTAAGCTCCTGTACGGCGTCCTCCGTGCTCCTATCCGCATCGGCAAGCCACCTATCCGAGCTAAACATAACTAAGTGAGGGCGTGCTGCGTTCGCAAGTCATTGCATACGCAGCCATTCTCCCTGTTGTGGTGCCGAATCATCAGTTCGGCGACATGACTAAACATAGCTAAAGCACCCCGCATAATGCGTATGCCCCCGCCAATTAACGCTGCCCCCGCCCGTCTCAGCGTAGCTGAGGTCGGCGACTCCTCCTTCTTCCACGATATGTGCGGGTTCTAGGCTGTGAGGGGGCAGGGCAAGGGACTCCTTTTATGGATTTAGACCGGGGGTAGGCTCCCCCCGGCGTTCTCGTCCGGCTGCTAGGCCATGACCGCATAAGCTAATTTCGATAATTCGTAAGCGCAACCTCACTCCAACCACTTTCTCGTCTACCTAGCCCTTAGGTAGAGCGGTTCCCGCTCCTTAGGAGAAAGTAACCATGTTCATCAAGTACACCAGCCAAGGCAAAGACCAAGTTCTTAGCTTCCCTTCCGGCTCCTACCTCGTCCCCGTAGAAGGCGGCTACGAGGTTCGCCAGTCTGAGGTAGTTGATTTCGTTTCATACTCCAGCCGTTCGCTGGATGAGTTAGCCGCTGAGGCTCCTGAGTGGCTCAAGAAGGCGATGGATGCCCTAGACGGTTTGGAGAAGTCGGAGCTTGAAGACCCGGCCCCCGAACCACAGGCTGAAGCACCCGACGCCACCGCCACCCGCTCCTTCAACGAGCAGTGGTCGGCTAAGCAGACCGTAGACGACCTCTACAACATGCCGCTGGATGAGCTTCGCAAGAAGGCGGAGCAGTACCTGTCCACTCCGGTCAGCCGTCTCGAACTGGAGGGTCTGAGCACCCGCATCGCCAAGCTTGAGGCAACCACTGACTATCGCCTCCGCAAGCTGGAGCGTGAACTCGCCGACCAGATTTACAGCCGCTCGTGCCACCAACAGGCGGAGGTGTTTAACACGTTGCTCGATAAGTTCAAGGAATCCAAGTAATGGTCACCATCACGCAAGACCCCACCAACCCGGAGCGTCTCGTCCTGTCGGCGACCGTTACGGTCTACCTCGACAAGGCGTTGCTCCAGACGTTGGACGAGGAGGTTACCCGTGCCATCCGTGAGCAAGCCATTCGTGACCTTCGCTCGAACTCGACCGTCAAGAAGTTAATCGCCAAGGCAGCTACCGAGAAGCTCCTTGCCATGCTCGGAGCGACCGCTCCGGAGGAGACCAAGTAATGCGTTACAAGCCTTCAAACCTGAAGAGTCGGTCTTCTCACCATAAGTGGTACCTCCGTAAGTTGTTGAAGCAATTTAATGACCTGAGGTTCTGGCTGAATGCTCCTATCCCTGCTCAGGGTGCCCTTGTGGTTAAACTCCACCGCCACATTGACAAACTCGCTGAAGTTCAACGTAAACGTGCTAAGTCCAAGGAGACCAAGTAAATGTCCGATATTTTCACCAATTCAGGTTCTATGAACGTCGGCGATGTCCAAGCCGCCTACTGGAACTCGCCTCTCAGCCGTACCGAAGCACAGAACATCTTCGACGACTACGCCCGTGCTATCGCTGGACAAGGCGAGACCATCGTGAAGGTGGATGCCGCCATCGCCTTCCTGTTCGACCGCTTCGGTATCAAGCCTGAGGAGTTCCAAGCGTGGCTTGCCAAGAAGGCGGAAGAAGCCGCTCAGGCTCCGGCCCCGGAAGAGCCGAAGTCGTCGCTCATCGTGGAGGGGTAACTATGTACAACTTTGCACCCGGTTTTCCGAACTCCTTCTACATGAAGGAACAGAACGAGAAGTTTGAAGAATGGATTAAGTCAGGGTTTGGCCACGTATTCAGTGCCTCTGCCTTGCTTGACTCCACTCCTCGCTTTACCGCTTACCAGTTGTATTCGCTCATGGGTGCGGCATGGATGGCTGCTCTGAGTGCAAACAAGGAGACCAAGTGATGAAAGCCAAGGTCATCGCCGCCCCTACCCCGCTGCGTGAGACGGTCGCAAGCCGCCTCTACACCATCCTGAACCCTGACTCGTCGGTGGACTTCGCCGACCTCGCTGAGTCCGACCGTGACGAGTACCGCTCGATGGCGGACTACCTTCTCGGAGGCGAGTGATGCTCGGAGCACCCAAAGGTTGTCAAGAAGTCCTCGCCGTTGTCGGTGGGACTCTCTACCGCTGTCACGTTGAAGTTGTACCCGGCACTGACCGCTGCCATCACCATCAGTCTGAAAAGCAACAAGGAGACCAAGTAAATGAAAGTGCAAGTAGCCCGTATCGCCCCTAACCAGATTCCGTCGAACGACCTATCCATGCTTCAGCCGGAAGCCATCCTCGCTACGTGGAACCTTCCCGCTGATGCTCAGGTCATCAACGTCACCCCGGTGTACCTCGGTTACGGAGCCGCTGAAGAAGCCAGCTACGACGTGAGCATCCAGTCCGATTCGTATGCCGAGGTTGACGCCCCGGTGTTCTTCACCCCCGACATCGACCCGCTGAAGGTCGCTGCCTACCGTGCTGCACAAGGATGGTCGTAATGAACCCGTTCGACAACCTCAAGACCGGACAGTTCACCCCGGAGATGTTTGCCACACCGGAAGAGAAGGCTGCGAAGCTGGAGGAAAGCCGTAAGCCTATGCAAGTGCAGACGCCCGACATCCGTATTGATGCTTCGGAGTCTTGGTCTATCCCGCTGGAGACCCTTCAGGCGTTCTGGAAGTTCGTCTATGAAGCTCAACCCGGTCTCATCGAGCGGTTCAAGTACAGCCAAGGAATCAAGTAATGCCGAACTCAAACTACACGCTCGTAATTACAAGCTGCAACCGACATGACCTGTTGCAGGTCACGCTGGAGTCATTCTTCTCCTGTATCGACATCGAGCCTCGTGAAGTCCTCATTGTTGAAGACTCCACCACCCCGATGCCGGAATGGTTGAATACCGACGTATGGCGTACCCGTTGCGTCCGTTGGCTTCAGAACGAATGCCGAATGGGGCAGATTTACTCCATCGACCGTGCCTATGGTGAGGTCAAGACCGACTACATCTTCCACTGTGAGGATGACTGGAAGTTCACCATGAAGGGCGACATCATCACCAAGTCCAAGCAGATTCTGGAACAGTTCGGGAACGTCATTATGGTCTCGCTACGTGGCGACACCGGATGGCACCCGCTGATGTGGGACAACCGCTTCTCGTTCGCCATCGCTGAGCCTTACTGGCGTGAGTGTTGGGGTGGGTTGGCTTTCAACCCCGGTCTCCGTCGTCTCGCTGACTACAAGCGTATTGGCTCCTACGGCAAGCACACCGCCTATGGCACTCACGGTCTCGGTCACGAGTCCCACCTGTCGAAGATGCATCTCGACATGGGCTATGTCATCGCCGACCTCGGCAAGCCATACATCGAGCACATCGGCGACGGTCGCTCCCGTGCCATCGAGCCGCTGGAGAACCGAATGCCGAAGATTCTCATCGCTGTTCCGGCGTGCTTCAAGTTCGAGTATGGGGCTTGGGAGTCTGAACTCAGCCCCTCCTACGACCCAGCGAAGGCTTGGGAAGGTCGTCCCTATGGCAAGGACATTCACATCAGCGGTAAGAATGACCGCATCGAGGCTGTCCGTGAGACATGGGCGAAGGACATTGAGCCGTTCAAGGAACACGTCACGCTGAAGTTCTTCTATGGCAAGCCGGACTCCGGCGTTCCCCGTGAACTGCTGGAGGACGAGGTTCTGCTCCCCTGCCCGGATGACTACGAACATCTTCCGCACAAGACCATTGAGATTGCACGCTACGCCGTGCGTGAGAACTACGACTTCGTGTTCAAGTGCGACGACGATACGGCTGTCCACATCGACCGCCTTGTTCATGAGTGCCTGAGCAACCGCTTCGACTACGCCGGATACGAGCACAGTGGAATCTGCACGGGTGGACCAGGATATTGGCTCAGCCGCCGTGCCTGTCAGGAAGTTGCTCGTAATGGAAACCCTGATTGTTGGGCTGAGGACGTGTGGGTTGGTAAAACCCTCATGAAAGTCAACATCTACGCCTTGATGTTCGACTCCCACCGCCCCGGTCACTCCGCTCACTGGTTCTTCGGCGATACCTTCGACCCGACCAAGGAACCTGAGAACACCGTTACGATGCACGCTATTCAACCAGAGGTTATGCGTGAGTGGTGGAAGCACAAGGAAGGTTTGAAATGACTCTGCTCTGTGAATTAGCCAAGAAGTATGGCACAGACAAGTTCCCGTCCTACACCAGCTTCTACCACCTCCTCCTTGCTCCCCGCCGTCAAGTAGTGAAGAGTATGTTGGAGATTGGTATCGGGTCAGTGGCTGCGATGTCGCACGTACCGAACTACAAGCCCGGTGCATCGCTGCGTATGTGGGCTGAGTATTTCCCGAACGCCAACGTTCTTGGCGTGGACTACGACCCCACGACCATGATGGAAGCCGACCGCATCCATACTCAATTACTCGACCAGAACAGTCGGAGCCAGTTGATTAGCTTGGCTCGTGATAACAGCTTCGACTTCATCATTGACGATGGGAGTCATGCGGAGAACCACCAGCTTCAGACGTTGGAGCTTCTGTTCCCATGCCTCACGCCCGGTGGTCTCTACATCATCGAGGACGCCAACCGCCCGGAAGTCTTGAGTGACCAAATTTCAATGGACAACTCCATTGTCTGGTGTCACCCAACCGACGACAAGAAGCATGTCGGAAGACTTCTCGTGATTGGAAAGGAAGAGTAATGCCCATCCGTACATTCAAGTGCAAATACTGCGGTCGCACGTTCGAGAAGATTTACCTCAGCCGTGAGACCTACGAGGAGACCATCATCGAAGTCTGCACCTGTAACAACTTTGCCGATGCTGTCGGCGTGGAAATCCCCGCCCGGAGAAATCCCGAACATGGATTGCAACGATAACCAAATACCGAAGTCTTATGTAGACCACCAGAAGCTGGCACATCTGAAGACTCACCCTTTGTGGGACGAGATGACAGATAAGCAGAAGGCGTTCGTGGTGGCCTACATAGAGAACGACGGGAATAAGACCGAGGCGGCAAAGGTCGCCTTCAATCCGGGTTCGGAGAAGGCGGCTCAGACTCTCGGTTCCAGAATGCTCCGGAAGTACGGCATCCGTATGCTGCTTGCCGAGTATTACGGTCATGATGTGCAGACCGCTCATGTTAGCCGTGGCGAACTGCTCAGCCTCATCTCGAAGCGTCTCCGTAAGGCGGCAACAGATGGTTTGATGCGTGAGTTCAACCAGCTTGCTGGCTTGTATGCGGAAGTAAAGGGCTGGAAGGCACCGTCTACAGGTGGACGAAAGAATGTGAAGCCACCAGAGGAGCCTGACGTTCTCACAGGTGACGAGCAGGAAGACGTGATGAAGCTTGTATACAAGCTTGAGCAGCAAAAGCGAGGAAACGATGAGTAAGAAAACGAAGGTACAGACGGTTGATTTGGGGAAGAAGGGCAGTTTCAAGGTTCGTAAGGGTGCCCTTCACAAGGCTCTTGGTGTTCCCGAGGATGAAGCCATCGGTCAGGAACGTATCCGCAAGGCAATGAACTCGAAGAACCCAGAAATCCGCAAGATGGCGGAGTCCGCAGCGGGTCTTACCAGCATGAAGAAGAGCTAAGTTAGCGTCAGGTGTTGACTATCCGCCTCCTTAGTAGATGGATACCAACGCACAAGAGCTACTAGCTAAGGCTCAGAAGACTGTCGAAGAGCGTGAACGCTGCCTGAAGGACAAGCTGTACCTCGCAAAGTCTCTCGGCTACGACTTCGTTGAAGACGTACACCAAGAGCTTTTCGACCAGTACCTCCAGATGGACGCAAGCAAGCCGCTTGCTCTGCTGTCCCCCAACAAGAACATGCTCATTCTGTGGCCTCGTGGACACTTCAAGTCCACCAGCATCACGGTTGAGATTGTTCAGTTAATCCTGAACTACCCCGACATCCGCATTGTCATCATGCGTTCGACCAAGGAAGCCACCGAAGAGTGGCTTACTGAGATTCTGTCCCACTTCACAGGTGAGGCAGAAGGTTCACGCTTGCGTGAATTGTTCCCCGAGTTCTGCGGAACACGCAAGCAACTGAAGGCGACCGCCTCCAAGTTCGTTGTTCCCAACCGTAAGCGTAAGCAGCTTCGTGAATCGACCGTCACTGTCGCCTCTCAGAAGTCGAACACCACGGGTAAGCACTTCGATGTCGGCTGCTTTGACGACTTGGTGACCGCACAGAACTACCAGAACCCCAAGTTGCTTGAGAAGGTCACCAACGCCTTCTATCACCTGATTCCGCTTATCGCTGGTGAGAACGGCTACATGTACGTGACGGGTACCCGCTACGCATTCGGTGACCTGTACGAGACCATCATCCGTAAAAACACCAACAATACTTGGAAAATTAGCGTTAAGACGTGTTGGACTGACGACGGTAAGGGTGTCCGCTTCCCACAGCGGGTCATCACCACCAGTTCTGGAGATGTAAAGGTCATCGGCTTCACCCGTGAGGCTCTCCTGCAAATCATGCAGGACGAACCCGGCATGTTCTCCAGCCAGTATTTGAACCGTCCGGTGTCGGAAGCCTCTTCCACCTTCAGCGATGCACACCTAACCGGGTCTTTAATCGACCCGGTACACGCTCCGCCACTGTCGGCACCTGTTTTGTTCATCGACTTAGCCTCGACCACAGCCAACAAGTCGGACGACAGCGTGATTCTCGTCGGAAAACTGGACACCAAGGCAACGATTTACTGCGTTGACGGTCGTGGAGACCGCTGGGAGCCGATGCAGCTTGCCTACAACATCCTTGAGATGGTCGTGAAGCACCGTCCGATGAAGGTGATGTTCGAAAACACCGCTCCTTGCCAGTATTTCGTGGCTACTCTTCGCATGGTGGCTCAGGAGAAGGGCATTCACGTCCCTATCGACTTCATCAAGGTCGATAACCGACCGGACGCCAAGATTATTCGCGTCAAAGGTGTCCTGAACTACCTCAGCCGGGGTCGTTTGAAGTTCTTCAAGGGCATCTCGTGTTGGGACAAGATGAAGAAGCAGTTCATCAACTTCACCGGAGACAAGCACAACCACGACGACTACCCGGATACGGTCGCTTTGATGTGCAACTTCTTCTCCGGCACTACGCCACCTCCCCCACCCCCGGTCTCGAACAACCAGATGGTTGCCCTGCTCTCCCGAGACGTGAACACAGAGCGGATGTTCTTGCAAGAAGAACAGGTAAACGTGAGTGACGGGGACATGGGTTCCGACTTTGCGTGCTGAGGTAGCGCAAGAAACCAAATACCAAGGTCTTAGGTAGGAGCTAGAGAACCTATGCCGGGATTTGAGTACCTACCACAGGCCGTTGATTTGGGTAAAGCCCTCAGCCCCATCACGCCTGATGAAGTAAGAACTGAGGAAGACCAGCTTTGGAGCGACGAAGTAGCCCTTGGCATCGTCGTAGCCGACGTTGACGCTGGTATCGCTTACGAGCAGTCGAAGAATTTTGTAACAAACATGGAAGTGGCGGACGACCTTGTACGCCAGTACGTCCGTGTCCGGATGTGGCCTAACTCCGACAAGCCCCGCTCCGCTCTTGGAGTGCCTGTCGTCGTAGAAGCCATCGAGAAAATCATGCCAGCTATCCACCTGAGTATCTGGGGTACTGGCAAAGACCCCTTCTTGGTCTCGCCTGTCGGTCGCACCAACGCCAACACCGCCCGTGCATGGCAGCACCTGCTCCGCTGGGCCGTGAAAGCCTCCGGACTGAAGGAAGGCTCCCGTCTCACCATGAAGTCTGCTCTTACCTACGGCTTCACCGTTGGTACATGGGGCTGGGAGTTCGAAGAGAGCAAGCCGGAACGCTACAAGATGAGCGACGACGGCAAAACCGTCGTTCAGGATGACTCGGTTGAGACCGAGTACATTCCGAAGCCCTCGTTCGAATGTGTCAACCTCCGTAACTTCGTCTTCGACCCGGCGTGCTCGACTCAGGACATCCGTAAGGGCCGCTTCATCGCCAAGCGTCTGACCATCACCGCTCAGGAACTCTCTGAGATGCGTGAGGACGACACCTACAAGAACATCCCGAGCGACGAAGAACTGGCTACCATCCTCGCCCTCAAGCAGGAGAACACGATTGACTCGATGCAGGGTCTCAAGGGCAACGAAGTCCGTGAATTCCAAGCCCAGAAGGACACGGTTGAAGTTTCCAAAGACCCGATGGCTCAGAGCCTCGAAATCATCGAGTATTGGACGAAAGACCGCATCATCACCGTACTCCAGAAGAAGATTGTCATCCGCAACGAGAAGAACGAGTTCGGGAAGCTCCCGGTCGTCTCTTGTGCGTTCATCGACATCCTGAACTCGGCGTTCGGCTTCGGCGTTGCCAAGCTGCTTGCTGGTGAACAGCGTCTCCAGCAAGGTGTTCTCAACACGTGGATTGACGGACTCGCTCTCAGCCTCCAGCCACCCTTGCAGAACATCAAGGGCATGAGCACGGGCAACCAGAACATCACCATCGCTCCGGGCAAGCTCATCAACACGGAGAACGAACTCAAGCCGCTGCCTATCCCGTCCGTGACGGGCGAAGCGATGACTGCCATCGAAGCCTCTGAAGAGCGTGCCAACCGTCGTGTTGGTGCTAACGGTGGTTCGAACGTCCCAACTCAGGCTCTCCGTACTGGCACTGGCGTTCAGGCGTTCAATGGCGACGTTATCCAGCGTCTCCAATACTTCTGCGAAATCTTCCTTGAGCTTGTGCTGGTACCGACGCTCGAAGCTTTCCTTGCCCTCTGCAAGAAGAAGCTGACACCTGAGCAGATTAACCAGATTCTGAGCGAAGAAGACGGCAAGGCGTATCAGGGCAACATCCTCGACATCTACAACGCAGACATCAAGGTTGAAATCCTTGCTGGCGTCAAGCTCACCACCCGTCAGGCTGCTGCCCAGCTTGCTCCGCTCGTCCTCCAGATGGTGCAGAGCGATGCCGTGCATCAGGCTCTGCTCGTCCGTGGCGAGACCTTTGACCTTGGGGAGTTCTTGAAGGAATACCTCGAACTCATGGGCTGGCCAGTAGACGCCCTCGTTGTTCCGGCTACCCAAGAAGACCTACAGCGTGCTCAGCAACTGAACCCGGCTGCTATCAAGGCTCAGTCCGACCAGCAGCTTGAAGCTCAGAAGCACCAGAACGCTCTCGACCTCGTAGACGCCAAGGGTTCTATCAACGCTGAGACTCGAATCGCCACGAAGCTCGTAGAGGCTCACCTCGACAACGCACGTGAGGACTTCAATGGACAGTAACCGAATCATGCAGGTGAAGCTGCGTATCGCCAGTCTGGTCAACAACCCGGACTGGCCTTACGCCAAGAAGCTTGCTGAGGAAACCATCAAGGCAATGGAACGTGAAGCCATTGACGAGGAAGACGACGCCAAGGCTTCGGGTCTCCGCCGTGATGCGAGAGGTGCCCGTAAGTTCTGGAACACCTTCCTGAACCAACTAACCATAGCGGCTCAGATAACGAATGAGCCGACCAACGACGACTTTTTAGAAGTTTGTGACATGTAAATCGACCTAGTAACAGGTCGGTAACAACAGGAGAAGAGATGTCAGACCAATTGCAGCAAGAAGTAGACCTGTACTCCCTCAGCCTTGATGACCTCAAGAAGCTTGCCCATGAGGAAGCTAACAAGCAGGTAGGACAGGCACAGGAACCCGAGAAGAAAGAGCAACCCCGTGATGAGCAGGGACGCTTCTCCAAAGCTGATGAAGAGCACCCTGAGGTAGAGGAACAGGTAGAGGAAGAACCTGAAGTTGAAGAGGTGAAACCTCGCAAGCTGTACCGCCGTGTGGTTGACATCGGCGAAGGCGTTGACCCGGAAGTTTTTGAGGCTGAGAGCCTTGAAGAGCTTGTGGACAAAATTGCCGAAGCGAAGAAGCACGCCACCAAGAAGATTCGCGAACAGGAAGCATCGCTCCGCAAGTTCAAGGAAGCTGAAGCTCCGAAGCCACGCACGTTCACCGAAGACGAGGAGTACGTCTTTTCACAGGAACTGTTGGCGAAGCCGACTCAGGCGTTCGCAAAGATGTTCAAGGAAATGGTCGGGATGGAAATCACGGAGTTCAAGTCCGTGGCGGAGAAGACCCGAGCTTTGGAAAACGCTCAGATGGTAAATCAGGTTCTGACCAATTTCATCGCTACGCATCCCGAATATGAGGATACAAAGCGGAACTCCGACCTCATGCAGTTAGCAATGTCCGGTCGAGAGTTCTCCGCCGAGAACCTTGAAAAGGCTTATCAGTCTCTCGTAGCCAAAGGATTGTTGGACACGAAGGACGGGAAAGCAAGCTCTGTGCAGGAAGAACCTGAGCAGCCTAAGACGGGGATTACGTCGGAAGGTAGCGTCAAGACTCCACCGCAGGGAACGAAGAAGGCAAGTGGCCTCAGCACTAAGAACCGCCCAGCGGTTCCGGTAAAGAGCACGACACCTTCTGAGGACGAACTCTACAACATGCCTCTCGACAAGCTCCAAGAGCTTGCCAACAAGCAGTTGTCAGGTCGTTAACTTCAAACTTTTCAAAAGGTGACCTATGGCACTACCTACTGCTGCCTCCGTTGTATCGTCTGGTCTCGGTGCGTATCCGACTGTTTACTACGACCGCGTTAGCCTCGACGTTTTGAAGAGCAACCTCTTCATGTACCCCGCTTGCGACCAGAAGACCATGCCGGACATGTCCGGTGTCGCAATGCAGATTTTTGACTACACCGCTCCCGGTGCGAACACCACGGCTGTGACCGAAGGTACGCCCGGTGCTGGTCAGTCTCTGACCCAGAACACCCGCACGCTCAACCTGTCGAACTACGCTGACTTCATCAGCTTCTCGAACAAGGTTGTTCTGACTGCTATCAGCGACACCGTTGCTGAAGGTGCGGCTCTTCTCGCCTATCGTGGTGCTCTGTCTGTCGATACGGTCATCTCGACCGCAGTTGACACGGAAGCCAACGGCGACTCCGCAACCCGCATTGAAATCAACCACGGCAGCTACATGACTGCTGCTATCGCCCGTCAGGCTGCTTGGCAGCTTCGCTCACTGAATGTGAAGCCGAAGTCGAATGGCCTGTTCTTCGGCATCATCCACAGCCTCGCTGCATACGACCTCGTTAACGACTCGTCTGCTGGCGGCTACCTCGACCTACAGAAGTACAGCGATACTCTGGCTCCTGAGAACCCGGCGTTTGCTGGTATCAAGGGTCAGCGCATCGGTAACGTCGGTGGCGTTGAGTTCTACGAATCCAACGCGGTTCCGACCGAAACGAACTGGCAGTCGAGCAGCAAGAACGCTTACCACACCTACGTGTTCGGTCATCAGGCGTTCATCGCTTCGAGCCTCGGCAAGACCAACCTCAACCAGAAGAACTTCTCGGTTCAGGTTCGCCGTTACGACCAAGGCAATAGCATCGACGTGGCTGGCTTGATTGCGGCTGCGGCCTTCTACAACTTCTTCTTCGGCGTTGTGAAGACCACGGGCAGCACCAACAAGTTCCGTCGTATCCGCTCCGAGTCGAGCATCGGCTAATACGCCTGTAAAGGCACTAACCATCGAGGCACGGGGTCTCTACCTCGTGCCTCTTTGACTAGGGGAAAAATTATGAGCGTACCCTTGTTCATTCACATTATGTCCACTGGCGACATCTGGGTGTCGAACAACATCAGCGATACACCATCGGGAACTGTTTTGGCGACGATGCGCGTGTTGGATGACACCAAGTTGCAGAAGATTGGAACCGTTTCCGGTAACTCCGGAAGCTATGCTTGCTCCGGCCACACGGGCAAGTGGGGTTCTGAGTACAAATAACCTGTTCATCCGTCAGTCTAGGGACGGAACCGAAGGACACGAGGCGAACCTGCTTCGTGTCCTTTCGTTTTAAGCGTAAGGAATCGAATACCAGACTCTCAGGTAGAGGAACACATGGACGACATCGTTGTGCCGAGCTTCTATGTGGTGAACCGAACGCTGCCCAAAGAGCAAGCGTTCATGGTCATCCATGCTCTGAGCATCACGCCCGTCCAATGCGCCATTATCAGCGACCCTCTGGATTGCAACCTTGCCATTGAACTGTCCCCGAGCGTTGTACGAGCCGCGACGGACAAAGATGCTCTGGCCTTGGCTGCACTACTGGCTGAAGACAGTAAGCGTCCGGTGTTGGTGGTTGGTGAGGCGGACTTCCTCGATGCCGTCTACAAGGACGGCAAACGAGAGGCTATTGCGAAGACATGTTGATTCAACCTGACAAGTCCGAACTCGGAGACCTGAAGCTAGACCCCAAAGAATCGGTTTATCGGGAGCGTGAGGAGCTTTTGAAGCTCGCCTCCAGTCGCAAAATTGACGGACAGGAGGAGCTTGAGGACGCTGAGCGTTCGGCTGGCCCGAGAATGGCGTGGCAAGAAGTCATCCGCCGTCTTCGTAAGTGCAACCCAAACTTGTTGTTCCTTGACGCTCAGGGTGGTGGCCACATCGCTATCTATCGTCCCAAGACAGGACAGGAGCGGGAGAACATCGAGTTGCTGGACGACACCCGCCCAGCTTGGTGGAACGACCACATGTACGTGACCGGGTTTCCCAAGCACGAGATGCCGGAGTTCCCTCACGTAATTCTCGATACCTCCAACCTGCCAGTACGTGAGTACAGAGGTTGGCGTTCCGTGTTGATGGCTCTGATTAAGTCGGGGGCTATCAGCTACACCTCAGCCATTCAGCAGTTTGGAGAGCCAACAGACAGTCGTTCCGGTCGTTGGCATGAACAGTTACGGCCTTATAAGCCGAAATAAAGGAGCATTATGAGTGACATTAAGAATCAAACGTTAACCCTGACCCCGGAAGCCCTTCAGGCGATGATTTCGTCTGCGGTAGCCACGGCTATCCAAGAGGCGAAGAAGCCAGCCCCTCCGAGCGAGCAGGAGCTTGCGGCTGTTCGTCAGGCGAACGAGCTTCGTGCTGAGACGGCCAACAACGTCGTGAAGGAGATGGAACGCAAGCGGTTTATCCAGATGACCTGCTCCCACAAGCACGCCACTGGCGAGTCCCACTGTGTCCACGTCAAGGAAGAGGTTGGTGCCGGGTACATCCTGTGCCAGAAGTGTCAGGCGAAGATTCGCACGTTCGTTGAGCCGGAAAAGCAGACGGACAAGAACTCCTTCTACGACACCGAGAAGTTCAACCTCCTGTTCCAAGAAATCAGCCGTACCGACATGTAATTGGTGGGTGCCTAGCACCCAAAGTAGCGCAAAAAACCCAATACCGAATGCCTCTGTAGAGGCATTCGGAACATGTCGAACAGCACCATTACGCTCAAACAAACAATTGATTTTTGCAGTACCCATGCAGATTTAGTCCCCTTGGTAGGGGTCGGCGGCATCACGAACGAACCCGCCATCAGCATCTGCAACGACACCCTCGCAGACCTGCTGACCTTCCCCAACGATTGGAAGTTCAACAGCATCTTCATGAACCTGCTCGTACTCACGCCCAACAAGCAGGACTACATCTTCGGCGGTGCCTCAGCTTTCACTCTTGGTTCGTCCTCGTCCGGTGCTTGCATCGACCTTGCCTCGAACTCCGCCATCACTGTTTCTGGTGGCGTTGTCACCGTTAAGACAACTGATGGACACCGCTTCAACGTTGGCGACACCGTGTACCTCACTGGCGTGAAGATGACTACGGGTGATGCCACCAAGTACACCTCCACCTTCACCGACGATGGCAGCACATCCACTTGGTCTGGTGGGTGGGTCATCACCGCCAAGACTTCAACGAGCTTCAGCTTCGCTGCGACCGCAGGACAGAACAACGCTGACGTAGGTGGAGCACCCGGCATCACTGACTTCGGTTGGATTTCCGAGGCTGCGATGGTTGAGATGAACAACAACTCTTCCCCGCAGAACGTGAAGCACCTGAAAGCTGTGAAGGGTATTCCCGTCTGGTCGAAGGTGGCTGACCCCGAGAAGGTCGCCATGATTCAAGACCGTGGAGACGGCACCCTCTTGTTCCGCTTCTACTACGTCCCCGGCACAACGCTCTGGGGCATCAAGCTGGTCTACCAAGGCAAGGCTCCTCTGAAGACTGACCTCTCTCAGACTTGGGCACCATTCCCCGACCACTACGGGGCGGTGATTCGCCAAGCCGTTCTCTACCGCATGTACCGCTACATCAACAGCCCTCGTGCTGAAGCCGAGTACCTGAAGCTCCAGCAGGAGATTCAGAAGGCTCAGGGCTTTGACGACAACGAAGAGTCGAACGTGTACCTCCAGCCGGAAGACACGCTCATTGACGTTACGACTTACTGGACAGGGTTCTAACTATGGCCATCAGCAGAAAGCTTGAAGACGGTGGCCTCTACATCAACAGATGGCAGATTGGCCTCTATAAGCAGCGTTCTCCGCTGTTCACCCCGATGTCCTCGATGGGCATCCAGCTTGTGAACCGTTTGGACTCGTTGTGGGACGGTCAGAACATCGACATCAGCCACAACTTCACATTGGTGCGTCGTCCGGGCTTCACCCGCTACTGCTCCACAGCATTCGGGGCTTCCGATTACCCGTTGTCGTTCTTCTCGTTCAAGAACACCAGCGGAACCATCAAGCTGATGGTCGATACACCGACGAAGCTGTACTGGTTCAACACATCGAGCATCACCGCCGTCATCACTAAGAACACGACCGCTCAAGGAAGCATCACGAAGGTCGGCAACATGCTGTACTACTGTGACGGCAACGACAGCGACACCAAGAAGTGGGATGGTACGACCTCGTGGAAGTGGGGTGTGGTAGCTCCAGCTACGGCTCCTACTATCAGCTTCAGTGCAGGTTCCCTCTCACCTAAGAGCGGGTACAAATACGTTTACTGCTACAAGAACTCGACTACGGGCAGCTTATCTACAGCTTCGCCTGTCTCGGCGTCTACCTTGGCAGCGACGAACAAGAACTTCACGATTCAGGGTGCTTCATCCGCTGACTCTCAGGTGGACAAGGTTGAAATCTACCGTACCGCTGATGGTGGCTCGGTCTACTACTACCTGACCACAGTGAACAACGGTGGCACGTGGTCTTACACAGACTCCAACCCCGACTCGGCTCTTAACACGTTCAAGGTGGCTCCGCAGAACAACCTCAACGACCCGCCTCCGAGTGGTATCAGCGTGTCCTGCTTCCATCTCGGTCGTATGTGGGTGGCGGCTGGCAACAAACTCTACTTCGGTGCTGGGCCGGACGTTACGAACGGCGTGCCTGAAGAGTGTTTCCCCCCGGCGAACGTGTTTACGCTTCCGGCGAAGATTACCGCTATGGCGTCCACGTCGTCTGGTCTCGCTGTGTTCACTGAAGACGACGCCTACGTTGTCATCGGTAGCAGCACCGCAAGCTTCGTACCGAAGCTGTGGCAGGAAAACTTCGGCGTAAAGAGTCCCAACTGCCTCGTGCAGGACGGTGACATGCTCATCATCTTCACGAGCAACCGACAGCTTTACCAGATTGTTGACGGGCTGCAAGAGATTGGCTTCCCGATTCAGGCTCAGTTGGGTGCATTCAACCCGGCGACGACTTACCTGACGCTCCACCGCAGCGGTGCGGATGAAGGTCTGTTCATCTCTGATGGCAGCAGCAACATGTACCGCTACTCGTTGGCGATGAACTGCTGGTCTACCGTCTATCAGCCAGTGGGTGGTGTTGGCTGCATCTCCAGCCTTGAGACCACCACGGCTACGTACAAGCTGTTGCTCGGTCGTCCGACCGCTTCCGGTTACATCCTCGGTCGCGACACGACGGTGTTCAGCGACGACGGCACAGCGTACCCGGCGTGGGCAACGGTCGGCTCTCTTGTGCTTTCACCTCCGGGTGAAGTCGCCAAGATTGACGCAGTTCTGTTGGAAATGATGCCCAACGGCACATACCCAACGGTCTCGGTATTACTGAACGAGGTAAGCGGTTCGTTCGTTCCGCTTCCCAACCCTGTGCCAGACCCACCGGAGTTGTCGGCGAGTCCGAGCACCACGCTGCTCATGAAGCGTCACTACTTGAAGGCAGCACAGACACCACTACCGCAGCTTGTACGCCACATGCAGGTGAAGTTCACCTTCGCAACTGAGGCGGCTGCTAACGAACTACTTGGATTGGCCATACAGTAATGAACAGAGACTGGCAAGAAATCGCCGATGGAATTGCACTGGACTTCAACCCGCAGAACGGGCGAGTCTGGGTGCCGGGTCGTGGCTTCGTCAAGACGACGGAAGACGACCTCTACAATCAGGTGCAGGATGTTCAGGCTCAGGTGACGAACGTGGTTACGACAGTGGCCACCGCCTCCACCAGTCTGGTGCCTCTTCAGGTTGTTAGCTGCACCGCTACCGAGAGTCCAATCAAGCGTCAAGACCGTACCTTCTCCGAAGTGTCGGTCTCGTTCGTCACGAACCCCGCTGATACGAACTACGCTGAAGTCCGCGTGTGGTTCACGGGATACCTCGGCTCCAGCAACCCGACGCTGATGGCGGAAGGCTCTGCTTCCCCGCTGACGTTCATCTGTGAGACTACAGGCGAAACGGTCACGGTAACGGTACAGGCGGTAAGCTCTGACGGAACCCCGGCTGACTTCGACCTGTGCCCGACCACCACTGTTGTACTTGATGGTGTGGTGTCGGCTCCTCCGGCTCCCAGCATCAGCGGAAGCTTGACAGCTATCCCGCTTGGTCTCCAGTTCAGCTTCAATCAGGTAAGTCTTGGTGGCACTCAGGATGTCATCGACTCCTACCGTGTCTACCACAACAGCACTAACAACAGCGGTACCGCTACGCTCTTCCAGACGTTCAAGCATGACCCGACTGCGGCTGGCTCCATCGTCGTGCAGGAGAGCTTCGGCTCAGGTGGAATCGCTCAGTATTACTGGGTGTCGGCAGTCAACACGGTGGGTCTGGAATCAACGAAGACCGCTGCACAGTCCACGACCGTCTACTCTGGTCTCGCCTCGCTCGACTCTGACGTAGCTGATGGTCAGATTTACTTCAAGTCTGACGCTCGTTACGGGCAGCATGGCGTATACCTCGAAACATTCGACCATGACCCGTCACTGTTCTACACCCTTGCGGCTGGTGACTTCACCCTTACTACCTACCCATCAAACGGTGTGGCTGGTGGCAAGGTGCTCAACTCAGGCAAGCAGATTTGGGCGGTATACCCGCAGAACATCCCGTTCGATGCCTCAAAGCTCTACCGTATGCGTACTCGTGTTCGCAAGCTGCCTACTTACCACATCACCACGAGTGGTGGCTCAGGCACGCTGAAGTATTACATCGACAAGGGTATCTCAACCAACGGACTGAGCTACACGCTCAGCGTTCAGGTCGTAAATACAGGCACGAAGTCTGTGGTGGTCGCTGACAACATCCACAGTCAGACCGTGACGGTCGCTGCTGGTACGGCACAGAACGTCAGCATCAACACCACAGGCGATGGCGTGGGTGCCCTCCAGATTCGCTTCCAAGCTCTTGCGGCTGGTGACTCTCTGGACTTCTACGTTGGCACCCCAAGCATCGTGCGTAACGACACCAGTGCTCAAATCCTGAGCGGTGGTGAACTCACTTACACGTCTACATGGCAGATATGGAGTGGTGCCACGGTTGGAGTGACTGACAATAGCTCGTCCACTTCGACCTGTTACGTTGGTCTCGAAGGTGTGGGTGCGGACGGCACAACGCTGGTAAACTACACTGGCTCCAATACCACAAGCTCTCAGCACTACTTCTGTGCTTCGGGCGTCAACACCCCCGTCAGCACAAGCTGGTCTGTCTACACAGGCTTCATCAAGGGCAATGGCGCAAGTGCTGCATACCTGTCTGCTGGAGCAAGCACGGGTGCAGGTAACCCGGCTGACCCAAGCCAGATGCACCCGAATGTGCGCTACGTCCGTCCGTTGTTCATTCTGAACTACACCGGACAGCATGACATTTGGGAAATTGACGAGATTGCTCTCGATTTGATGCCCGACAGTCTGGATTCAATTCCTGACGGCAGTGACTTCACTCGTACCCCTCGTGGTGCCTTCCCCTCGGTTGGTGCAGGCCCATTGGGTGCGGCCCCCAACGCCACAACCACTGACTCGAAGGTTAACTATCAGGTTGGTGGCAGATACACATGGGATGGCGTGAGCGCCATCCCGGCTGGTGTCAACCTGACGTATTTCTACGCCCGTTGGGAAGGCTACATCGTTCCCCCAACCTCAGGCACTTACACCATCGGTGTGAACTCTGATGACGGCTGCAACCTGTACATCGCTGGTGTTCCCTTGGTCGTTAACCTGACCAACGATTGGCAGGGTGCCAACTGGACGACCCTGACTTACACGCAATCAGAAACGGTTCCGCTCCAAGCCGGAGTTCGTTACCCCATCGTGCTTGAATGGCAGAACGCTACCGGGCCGGGCGGTGTCCAGTTGCTTTGGACTCCTCCGGGCGGCTCAGTTGCGCTGATTCCTTCGTCTGTTCTCACAACCAGCACGAGCACGATGACTAACAACCTCAGCGGTCGCTGGTGGAATGGTACGTCCTCGCTCTGGTACCCCACAGGCAACCACTACATCGACTTTAGCCAGTCGCACCCGAACAAGACTCTGGACTTCGTGGGTGATGGAAGCTCGTATGCTCGTACCCTTGCTTCCTTCGTCACGGACGGTGTTCCGTACACCAACATGGGTGCATGGAACAGCGGTACCAGCTATGCAGTCGGTTCGCAGGTTAGCTACAGCGGAAACTTCTGGCTGTGCATTGTAGCCAACTCGAACTCTGCCCCGACAACCACAAACACGAACTGGTTACTGATTGGGCCTCAGAGCCTTGACAACCTGCAAGACGGAACCACCCGCTTTGGTGGCATCCAGATTTCAACGGGTGACGGGTTCCAGCTTCTGACGAACCCTGACTTCGCTGGTGGCTCCACGACTGGCTACTACGTCTACGACAACAACAGCACGGGCAATGTCACCATCGCCACCGAGTCGGACAACACCGCCCCGAACTCCAGCGGCTACCGCCTGAAGATTGTTACTTCGGCTGGTGGAACAACACCGGGTTGGGGTGGCTGGAGCCGTCAGATTAACGTTGACTCCGGCACGTGGACGACGCCAAACACGTACCATCGTGGTTCGACAATTCTGTGGCGTATCCGTGCCTACATTCCGGTTGGATACACACTCAACTGGGCTTCAAACGCAACAGGCACTGGTGCGACCTTCACTTGGCTTACCTCTCAAGCTGGTACAGGTGGGTGGTTCGACTACTGTGCGAAGCAGGTCATCGGCTCAAGCGGTTCGTTCTCGTCCACGGGCTTCTTCTACCTGACTGGTAGCACGACCCCGGTGACGTGGTACGTGGCGGTGTGCTCTGCGGTCTGCACGACACACCCGAGCTACTACAACCGTGACCTCGACTACGTTCAGGATGGTGGAACCTACCGTCGTCCATTGTACGTTTCGGCGTCGGGTACGTTCGCCATTTCGACCGGGTTCAACGACCAAGGCTCGATTGCACCGAACCAGCCCATCATCATCAGCTACACCACGACCACAACGAGCATCAGCTTGTCGTGGACGAGCCAGAGTGTTCTCCGTGCTGACGGCACAACGCTGACGTTGAACTCCGGCTCCCAGAACTACACCGGGTTGAGTTCGAGCACGACGTACTACATCTATCCGTACATCAACGTGTCGAACGGCAACATCGGGTTCACCAACCCGAACCCACCAGCCACGTCACCAAGCTCTACCTATTCGGTTCAGGCGAGCTATGACGGACGTGTGCCCGTGAATGTCATCAAAATCACCACCCCGGCTTCCGGTGGAGGCGGTGGTACAGGTGGTGGTGGCGACATCTGCCCTGAAGCCAACGAGCTTGTCGATGTCGAAGGCAAGGGTCTCATCAAGGCTGAAGAAGTTAAGGTCGGCGACATGATTAAGGGCAAGTGCTTCATCCACGGAACCGATGAATATCGCACGGTCATCGCTACGAGCGGAGCCAACTGCCGTGCATGGCGTATGTACAAGGGTCACCGTGTAAGCCCGACCGAACCTGTGTGGGACGGCAAGGCTTGGACTCCGGCCTTCAAGATTCCGGGGGCTACGTTCGATGACTTCGCTGGACGCAAGGTGAACATCACGGTCGAGTCCAACGACTACAACGAAGCCAACTACTATCTCATGGGTGGAGAAGAGCCTGTGCTCATTCATAACCTGCCCATGAACCCTTGCTAAAGGACAGTCATGATTAAGAGATGGTTTTTCAGCGAATTTTTCTTGGACGATGACCATGACCACTTGGTTCCCGTAGCTAACGCCTATGGGAACCGTTGGCATTGCCCCCGTCTGCCTGAGGGTGAAGGTGGGTATGCTCTCATCGAGATGCTCACCAGCGTCCACCAGATTGAGGCAGCACGCCAAGACCCTCGTGTGACGGTCTGCCCTACCGCCATGAGTCCGACACCCGTGCCTCAGAACATCATCGACGCCTACGCCTCGTGGGGTGCGACTCCGGGTATGACGATGGGACAGCTTCTGGCTACGTTGGCTGAGCAGGAGCCGATGTACGAGATGAACATCCTCCCGACGCTGTAAGCGTATGTAATCAACTTCGAAGCCCTCGTTTAGAGGGCTTTATGAAGAAATTTGAAGTACGACCACTGAACCCGGACAAGGAAGGTCAGTTGTACATCGACTGGCTGAAGATGGCCGACATCCTCCAGAACAACCTCGTTGACTTTGGGGTGTACAGCTATCCCAGCATCATCAACCTGACCGTGACCGCCGACGAGCAGCCTGTGCTGATGAACAGCGTCCACCCGGTCTGCATGATGGAGGCTCTAGCTCCCCAGCCGGGTATCGCCCCACGCGACGAGGCTATGGCTCTCCGTCGTCTCCTAGAAGGTGTCCGGAACCTCGCCAAGAATTACGGCATGGGTGAGATTTGGTTCACCTGTGTAGACCCCACTTTGCACAAGTTTATTGAGAAAAAGGGTTTCAAGCTGGTCTCTACCCCGGTTTACAAGCTGGTCATCGACTCAGACTCCGACCCTCTGAAGGAAGCCCGTCCTGAAGGGCACAAAAATTAGCAATTCCGCCCCCTTTAGTAGGGAGTAGCACGCAATATGAAAAGAATTTGGAATAAGGTCGTGTACTACGACGACCCCCTTCTCGGGCTGGCCATTGACTGGGTTGAATCCGACTGGGAATGGGTGGAAGACGACGCTCCGGTAGCCCTCTGTAAGGGTGACGAGACCGCCAAGCAGACTGAGCTTATGCAGCAGCAGAACATGGCTCAGCAGATGGCGTTCAACCAGCAGTTGATTGGCATCTTCAACAAACAGTACGCCGACCAGAAGGCTGTCCTCGACTACCTCAAGGGCAAGTTCCAGCCCATGATTGACAACCCGACCGGATACTCGGACTCGGCTCTGGCTGCGATGCGTACTTCTGCTACTGACCAGCTTTCTAACCAGTACCAGAACGCTCGTTCTGCCCTTCAGGATTATGAGTTCCAGAACGGTGGACGTGACCTTCCGAGCGGTGTGAACTCCCAGCTTATGGCTTCGTTGTTGAACTCCGAAGCTTCTGACAAGGCATCGACTCAGAACAACATCACGATGGCTGACGAGAACCTGAAGCAGATGAACTACTGGAACGCAGTGAACGCCCTTCAGGGCAACGCTGCGATGTTGGCTCCCCAGAGCTATGCCGGGGCGGCTACGTCCGCTGCTGACTCCGCTGTGGGTGCTGGTAACTCCGTTGCGAACCTGTCACAAGCCTACGCTCAGTCGAAGAAGGGCTTCTGGTCGAACCTCGGCAACGCCTTTGGTTCGGCTCTTGGCTCCGGTCTTGGCGGTTGGCTTGGTGGTATGGGTACGAAGATTCCGGGTATGTGCTGGGTGGCGGCTGCGGTGTTTGGTGAAGACCTCATCACTGGCATTCGCGTCAACCTTGTCCGCAATTACCTGATTAACGATTTCGGCAAGCGTTGGTACGGCTTCCCACTCGTCTGGCTGTATGCCAAGACTGGTAAGTGGGTGGCTCGTCAGCGTGTGCTCGTGAAGATGCTCAAGCCTGTATTCGAGCTTGCTCTGCGTAAAGCTCAGGAGAAGAACTAATGAATGACTCCCCACTCTACGATGATGTAAATGGTGGCATGGCTCCGGACGCTTCTGGTGAAGCTCCGGCCCCTGCTGCTTCTCCTGCTCCTGCTCCGGCTGCTGCTCCCAACCTCGCCAGTGCAGTGCAGGACATGGCTCCTCCTGATGTGCCGATGCCAACTCAGCAGATGCCTCAGGCACTGACTGACGCCATCAACCAGCAGGGCGACCAAGCTGCTCAGGACTTGCCCCGCTTCAAGCGTACTGTGAAGTCCACGCTCGGTGGAATGCTCATGGGTCTGCTCAACGGTGGTATCCCCGGTGCTGTCGCTGGTGGTACCGACCCGGTGCAGATGCAGAAGGTCGTACAGGGCGAGAAGGACACCTTCGACTCGAAGGTTAAGTTCGCCTCGGCTCAGGCTGCTGCGATGGCCGCTGAAGCTTCCATCAAGGACAAGCAGCTTCACCAGATGGATGAAGACCACCAGATTTTTGTTACCAACAATGGCATCGAGCAGTTGAAGCAGATGCAAGCGTTAGGTCTCACCCCGACGATGGTGGTGCCGAACAATACAGGCGGTAAGGAAGCCATGACTGGCCTTCAGCAGTTGACGGCCACTCACGGTGCCGTGCCTCCGATGTTCACCATCAACCTCGGCAACAAGATTGTCGGCTTTGACCTGAACCAGTTGACTCAAGCTCCGCAGATTCTTGATGAAGTGAACAAGTACCGTTCGACCACCGGACAGTCCCCAATTAACGCTCAGGGTTGGGCACAGCTTCCACAGCAAGTGAAGAACGACATGACGAATGCCGCTCTGAACTTCACGAACCCGCTGCCCTCGGAACAGAACCTGACCGTCTACAAGAACTACCTCGCTACGGCGAAGGCTGCTCCTGATTCACCAGACAAGGCTGGGAAGGTTTCTCAGCTTCAGGGAATCGTTGACGGTATGCAGAAGGTTCTCGATGAGCAGCAGACTCGTGCTCAGAAGCAGAAGGTAGCTGACATCAACTCTGAGACTCCGGCTCTGGCGAAGCGTGCTGGTGCGGTTGCGTATGCGTCCGAAGCTGGACGCCAGAAGGCGGCTTTGGTCGCCAGTGGCGGAGCACAGGATGCCAATGGCAACTGGAACATGTCGAGCACCCCGGTTCGTTTGGTCGAAGGATTCCAAGACCCGAGCCAGTTGACGAAGCGTAGCAAGGACTACAACGCCACGCTCGACGCTGCTGACCGCTACTCGATGCAGAAGTATGGACAGCACTTCGACGTTGCGAAGGCTTCGTCTGACTACAAGTTCGCTACGAACCCTCAGACACAGAACACGCTCAAGTACCTGAACTCGTTGACGGGTTCTGACAACAAGAGCGGCAACCTTGGTGCTCTGGTTAACATGTCCGACCAGATTACCCGTACTCAGTTCCCACCCATCAACGACGTTGCCGCGTGGGCACGTCTGAAGAGCGGTGACCCGGCGATGGCTTCCTACGCTACGGCGGTCACGGAAGTCGCCGACCAAGTGGCAAAGATTCTGCAAGGTGGTGGCTCTGGTAACGGAACCTCTGACGCCAAGCTGAAGCAAGCCGCTGAACTGTTCGAGAAGGGCTTCAACAAAGACCAGATTAAAGGCGTGTCGGAGACCCTCCGTACCCTGCTGGCAAACCGCAAGGGTGAACTCATCGGTGACAACACCTACCTCAAGCGTTGGTTTAGCCCCAACGGTGGTGGAGCACCGACTCAGCAACAGCAGACATCAGGACAGCCTCAAGGCAATCGTCCTCCGGGGTGGTAAATGGGTGACCTAAATCTTAGTGGTGGTACTGACACTGGCTTCAATGACCAGCCGCAACAGGGTTCTGCTCCACAGTGGAACCCTATCGCTGCTATTCGCCAGAAGTATCCGAACATCGACCTGACTGACGACCAAATCTTGACTAACCTTCAAGACCCGGCGAAGTTCCGCTCTGCGTTCCCTGAGTATTCCAGCGTGTCGGACGACGACATCAAGAAGAACATGGGCAGCTTCGCTCATTACGCTATGTCGAACCCGAACGTGATGGCTCCTCCATCCATGCCGAAGCCTCAAGTACAGATGGCTCCGAGTGGACTTGGAAACATCACCAGCATGTTCGAACTGCGTAAGCCGGGTGACCCGACCGACCAGCCTCCAACCAAGTTTGAAGCTGTGCCTGAGGAACAGACGGTCGAAGGTCACAAGAAGGCTGTTTACGCTCGTGAAGATGCAGAAGGCCCAGTGGGTCAGGTTGCCATCGGTCTCGCCAAGGCTGGTGGAACACTCGCCAAGCCTGTAGATGATGCCATCAAGGTTGCGGTCGGCGACACTGACCCGACCGACTACACCGAAGCTCGTGGCGGTCTCCAGACCGCTGGCAAGGTGACTGGTATCGCTGGAGCTATAGTTCCGGCTGCGGTAGAAGCCCCAGTCGCTACGGCTCTGGGTATGGGCACAGGTATGCTAGGCTTCCACGTCGGCAAGAAGGCTGGTGAGAAGCTCGGTCTAAACGACCAGCAGAGCGAACTGCTTGGCGACATCTTCGGTCTGCTCGGTGGTGCTGCTGGTGGTTATGGCGGTGCGAAGCTCCAACCCAAGGTATCGAACGCCCTCAGTGGTTTGATAGGTGGCGAAGCTGGTGCCGAAGGTGCCGAAGGTGCCGAAGCTGGTGCTGCGGCATCGGAGGCGAAGCCCGGAATCATCAAGCAGATTATCAAGGGTGAAGAGTCGGCTCAGCCGGGTGCTCAGTCCGCCATTCGCACAGGTGTGAAGTCCAGCGTGGAATCGACCGGAGCCGATGAGGCTGCTGTCGGTGCCCTCGACAAGGAACCAATCCTGAAGGGCAACCGCTCCATCGTGGACGACCACCTCGATGCAATCTACAAGTCAGAGAAGGCTGCGTACAAGCAGGTGGACGACACCGTGGGCTTTGACCTGAAACAGGAGAAGGCTCAGCTTGCCAACGACAAGTACAAACTCAGCCAGTTGGGCAACACCGACGCTGACATCAACGCCCGTGGCAAGCTCATCGAGGCAATCAACGATTCACAAGACCGCATTACTGCGGCTGAAGCGAAGCTGAAGGCTGCTGGAATCGACCCGAAAGCTCCAGACATGATTCACCAACAGCGTATGGCTGGAATGGAGTTCAAGAAGGCTCTTGTGAAGAACACGAACCCGGACGGGAGTGTGAATGTGGATGGTCTGCTGAAGTCGAGCCAGAACCTCCGCTTCTCGAAGTATGGCGACCGCCTACAGCAATTCTTCGGAAGCAAGGAAGCTGCTGACAACTACATGTCACAATTGACAGAGGCTCAAAAGGTTGGAGCATCCGCTGTGAAGATGCAGAAGCTGGCCAAGCTGGTAGCCGCTGCATACGTCGGCCACAAGGTACTGGGTGGGGTGGAAGCTATTTTCGGGAAGTAAGGTGCTTCCGCTTGAACCACCAGTCCCAGATGTACATGGCTACAAAAGCCAGAACGCAGAGGATAAGCACGCCCGTTGAGGATACGTTGTGAAGGAGCATGATAATCAGCACCACCGTGATGATGCTCAACAACGTGTTGGTTTCTTTTAGGTCAGTCACAGGAGACCTCCACCTATAGAATACGGCGGTTCCTAAGGTTTTGGCCGGAAATCTTTCGTAATGGTTACCGACTGGTCTCAACCTTCTGGCGTCGTCTGATACCAGCCCGTTTGGCGTAGCGTACCACGGTGATTTTAGCTACATGGTACGCCTCGGCGATTTCTCTATACGAGAGGTCGGGGCGGGTACGTATAACCCCTACTATCTCAGCAGATAGGTTCAGTTTCTTAGGAGGTAGTACCACTCCACAGTGGGGGCATACCTCCGGTGTATCAAAGCGGCTCATACCTAAGGGTCTCAAATTCAGTTACATGCGCTGGTTTCTCCAATATGGGTGCCGTTTATAGGGGAGTTCCCCTATGTCGCCTTTATAGGAGCTACTGATGTTCGTAGACCCAATCACACCCATCGACCACTACGGCCCTGCGATTGGAGCCGTGATTCTCTGTGCTGGACTGTTCATCTGGCAGCAGGTCAATTCCATGAAAATGCAGGACCTGATAGAGAAACACGTGGATGACGACGCTACCAATTTTGCCGCTGTGCGTAAGGACGGTGAAGAACTGAAGGAATTGGTCGCCTCCACGGTTAGCTCCCAAGAGAAGATGGCTATGTCGATTAACCACCTCGCAGAAGCCGTCAAGCAGCAAGCGGAAGTTCACTCCGAACAACTTGCTGAACTCCGTGCTAATAGCAAAGACACCGCCAAGCTCATCGAGAACCAGACGATGTTTGGCCAGAGCTTTCAGAAGCTGGTGGACAAGCTGATTAGCAGAATGGGCGACTAAGGACGGTTTTGAATGGAGCGGTTGGAAGACTCGACCTTCACGGTTTTGAACGCTACAGCCTTGCAGATTCAGGAAAAGGTGGAGGAACTCTTCCGTCTGCTCGATGAACACCCCGAGAAATCCCGGTCAAAGTTGAAGGAACTGTTCGATGGAATGGCTCAAGAAAATCGGTAGCTGGCTCAAATCAATCCCCTCAGAACCCACAGGCACAGGCTCCGCCTCTCGTGTAGTCCTCCTCCTCCTCCTCCTGCTCGTCGCCACCGTCTGTGGTGTCCTCATCGCCTTCGTGGCTATCCAACACACCCTGCCCTCCAAGGACGTTCTGGAAGGGCTTGCAGCCCTTGCCAGCGTAGGTATGGGCAGCTATGGGGTGAACAAGTGGGTGACCAAGGACAAGCAGGACGCTCCTGCTGAAACCCCCGCCGACCCTCCGGCTGCTGGTACCTCCTCCGAAAAGGGGTAAGCGTCAGCTTTTCGCTACCCACCTCTTAGTGAGGAAAAACATGAATACCCAACTTATAGATAGAGGGGTCGTGTGGCAATGCTCCTACGACCGTGGCTGGTGGACTGCGACCGATGGGAAGCAGGTCATCAAGGAACGTGAATTCGAGACGCTGGAAGCTTCCGTAAAGGCTTCAGACCCTAATAACCCACGCATTGACGGCGTGGCATTCGCTGACTTTGTGCCCGGAATGGGCGCAATTGTGGGCAAATTTTGAGGTAGACGATGCAAGACAAGGATTATTACAAGCAATACTACGAGAAGAACAAAGAGCGGTTAAAGGCTCGTTCTCGTCAGTGGGCTTTAGATAATCCTGAACGTCGTCGGGAACAAGGTAAGAAGTCCGTCGAAACACGTAGGAAACGGGGTGCCGCTACTAATAGAGCTTTCTACTATCAGTGGAGGTACAAGGAACCTATCGAGAACAAAGAAGCTCGGCTTAAAGAGCAGGGTTTCAAATGTGCCAACCCCAAATGTGGAAAGGTTCTTGACCTGACCACCGGGCACCAAGACCACAACCACGAGACAGGGGAACTACGTGGCGTTTTATGTAACGGCTGTAATCGAGCACTTGGTTATCTAGGCGACAACGCCGACATAACCGCTGGATTGGCTGAGTACAGAAGTAAATTCAAATAATGAGGTAATTACGATGGCGTCTACGGCGGCTATCTGTAACAGCTACAAACAAGAAATTCTCCAAGGTATCCACCAGTCGGCGGATGTCTACAAGGTCGCCCTGTACAATCCGGGCACACTGGACAAGACCACGACCGCCTACACCGCAACGGGTGAGGTTTCGGGTACTGGTTATTCTGCTGGTGGTGCCACGATGTCTGGCTTCACTGTCAGCATCTCCGGCGACACAGCGTACATCGACTGGACGACCGACCCTTCGTGGTCTTCCAGCACCATCACCGCTTCGACCGCGTTGATTTACAACTCCAGCCGCTCGAACAAGGCCGTGGCTGTGCTGACGTTCACTTCGACCTCCAGCACGAACGGTACTTGGACGCTGGTACTTCCCGCAGCGGGTGCCACTGCCACTATCACATTGGCGTAACCCGAGAGGTGAGCCAATATGGCAATTTGGTATGTAGACCCCGAAGGGGGCAACGACGGCAACGCTGGTACTTCGTTCGCTACACGTGTACGAACCCTCACCAGCGGTATCACCGGAGCTAAAGGTGCGACCACGGGCGACACCGTGCGTATCATCGGCTCTCCTGCCCCAACTTCGCTTGGACAAAACGCGACTTGGACTGATGGTTCTCAGACCGTCACGCTGACCTCTGCCGTCACGGCTTCAGTCTACAACGACGGTGCGTGGACTGCTGCCACCAACGTCACTTGCACGGCTCAGACGGCAGGACGCAAGGAAGGCACCAACTGTGCTCAGATTGCCATTGCTGCTGCCTTCACCACGGGCAAGGCGGCTTACTTCGCAACGGGCACCATTAACGGTTCGACGTACCAGCAGATTAGCTTCTGGTTCCGTCAGACTTCCGGCACTCTCGCTACCGCAAACAACATCTCCATCGACCTCTGCACCGACACGCTCGGTGCTACGTCTGTTCACAAAGCGAGCATCCCCGCCGTTCAGGTATTGAACCGTTGGTTCGTCGTGACGGTGGACTTCGGTACCAACCTGAACTCTGCTATCCAGTCGGTGGCTCTGTACGTCAACACCACAGACCAAGGTGCCCAGACGTTTCAGGTGGACAACATCATCTTGTGCAAGGCTTCGTCTGCGAATGACAGCCTGACGCTCTCTTCGCTCATCAGCAAGAACACAGGTAATGAGCCTTGGCTCCCCATCCGCTCTATCAACGGTACCACCATCTTGCTTGATGACGCCCCAAATGGCTCCCCGGCTGATGCTACTCAACCCGTGTATTCAGGAGTCACGGAGACCGTCACCCTCTACAAACGTGAGACCGTCAAGCCCGACATGCAGAACAGCAATGCTGCCACGACATTCGGTGCCTCTGCTCTTAACAATTTGATTATCTCCGGTGGCTGGAACCGCACCGACATGTCCACTCAGACGCTGGACACCTACCTCGACGGTCGCAATGGTCAGGGATATGGAATAAAGCTGACCAATAACTGCACCGTCACCGGGGTCAACTGTGTTCGCTTCAGTGTTGGTTTCGCCATTATCGCGGGCAACTCTGGTAACTCCGTCACAGCGAAAGACTCCAATGGCAATCGCTTCGCTGCCATCGACATGGAGTACAGCACCTCCTCCCCGTACAACAACACGCTAACCATCGACAACCTCTGCAACAACGGCTGTGCGAACGAAACGGCTGGGTATGGTCTGTTCACGCTGCGTGGGGTACACGACAACACATACACCACCGTGAACGCCTTCGGAAATTGCTTCCAAGGTGTCTACTACAGTCAGACTGGAAACGTGACAACTCTTCCTTATTCGTCATGGCGTGAAGTCATAAGCATCACGAATGCTTCTCGCAATCAGGACGGAAATATATGGCTCGACAGCATCGAAAACTCAATCATCACTTTGGGGAAAATTGATTACCCCGGAAACAACGCCAACGCTATAAGTTTCGGTTCGCTACCAACGAGCACGTACTACACGACTCCATGCCGGAACAATAAGGTAACGATTGGTTCAATGCTGTTGTCTGGCACGGCTTGGGGAATACTTATAGGAAGCTCGTCAACAAACAACACCATTGACCTGACCGGGGCTTCAATCACTAACGGGCAGTATGGTATCTACTGCGAATGGGGGTGCTCGAACAACAAAATCATCGGGGGTTCATTCGCCACCAACAGTAGTGGTGACGTGTACGTGGAAGACAGCAACCTCATCATGGTGGGTTCGACTTTAGGTTCCACGACAAAGACCGTCTTTGCAGCTAACGCCAAAGGCAACGACAACTACATCAAGTGTCAGAAGTATGGTGGAACGGCCAACGACCACCGCCTCTTCTTCGACTACGGGACGATTCAGACAGATACGACCACACGCCACACGGCCTCGGGTGTTTCGTGGAAGGTCAGCCCGACCGATGCGACCTTCTGCGAAGCTGCATTCCCACTGCGTCTGCATTTGGCGAACATCGCCTGTGCTTCCGGTACTCAGGTCACCGTGACCTGTTATGTGCAGCGTAGCAACACGGGCCTGACGATTGGTATCGGCGTGGACAAGAACCAACTTGCTGGTGTCTCCGCCACGACCGTGACAGCCTCTGGCTCTGCCAGTACGTGGGAACAACTGACGTTGACCTTCACCCCAAGCGAAGCGGGTGTAATCGAACTCTATGGCTTCGCCTACGGTGGTTCGACTTACAACGGATGGTTTGACGACTTAACGATTACACAGGCGTAA